CTACTAAAATACCGTGTTGCGAGTCAAGTTTAGTGCCTAATCGTTCTTCGATAGCTGCAATTTGACCCTCTACTTTTTCATCAACGGTATCTAATTTTGTTTCCATACCGTCAACAATACGCATGATTAATTTATAAATAAACCACCCTAGACCAAGAGCAGCTGCTATGGGAAATCCAACCTCTTGTATAAGTGTGACCACTGAATCCATTAGTAATCACCCCAAACTTTTGTTTTTTTGCCTCCGTTGTACTCAACTGCATGGCCTTCTTTGATCAACACTTGACATATATCTCTGCCGTCTTCTGTGTAAGGTATGCCTAAGATACGACCATATTTACCTTTGCCTAATGATTTTACTTTTATACTACCTATACAAAGTTCTTGTAATCTTGATTTAGCTGCAAGACCAAGTTTCTTTTCTGCAAGATCTCTTGTACGGCTTTCTGGTGTATCTATACCTGCTAACCTAACACGTTGTTTATGTAGCTTTACATCAAAACCAAGATCCAGACAACAATCAAATGTATCTCCATCAACAATACGTTCTAATGTAGCGTTATAGACAAACGCATCAGGTGATTTTGCCATTATTTTTTAGATGTTTTCTTAACTCTTTTTGTAGTCCAAGCTTCGTTTACATCTGGTGTTGATTTGTCATCAGCTACATAATGGCCTTTTTTGTTACGAGCTCTAACTTTTACTTCTTCTGTATTAGTTAAGTTACCCCACAATCTTTTAAAAAAACTCATATTACTCTCCCTTATCCTTTGCTTTTAAAACATTCAAAGCACACCAATCAATTACTTTATATAAGTAACTAAACCAGTGATCATCTTTAGGTGTAGGTGTAATTGCTGCTATGACTGAGGCGATAGATATAATTGCAGTTACCCATGCCAATATATTAAATATATTCATATTTTCTCCTTATTTTTCTAAAGTTTTAGTTTCTGTTTCTAAAACTTCATTTGCTTGTTCTTTTGCAGAATCAATAAATGCTTTTTCAAAAACGCTTTTACTAGCTTGCACTTGGTCTAATTGAAATTTTATTCGTGCCTCTTGGTTGTTTAAATCTAGTATTTGTGAATGTAAATATTTTTGTTGTGGTGTTAAATCAGAAACTTTCATTTCTTTGTCATCTAACATTACTACTGGTTCTGGGTTTTGTTTAGTCATTTTCTCTCCTTATGAACTTAATGTTTTCGTTACACTAGGTGGACTAATCTTTTCAGCTATTTCTGTGTCTAATCTATTTTTCATGTCCGTAACTTTATCGCTGCCCAATCCAGATTCTACCCAAGCCTGAACATCGCTGTTAGTAAGACTAGACCAGTTTTTAAAATTAGATAAATCGCTAGTATCTAACATTTGAGTTCCATAAAAAGATGATGTCCAGTTATTACCATCACTATCTTTATTAGTATCATCTGTTGCAGTAAGAATCCAATGCACATTATAAACTACATTTGATTTACCACTTTTTGTTGGATATGTGTCACAAGTTTTACAATCCCATGCGTAAGATATTGCCATATAATTCTCCTTAGTTTAACTTTCCAAAGCTGTTATTCTTGCTTCTAGTTCTTGTATTGTTTTTACTAATAATGGTACAAGTTTGCTATGGTCTATGCCTTGCATTTGTTCACCATCTTTTTCACCTGTTACAGCTTGTGGTACTACTTCTTGTACTTCGTGTGCTAAAAAACCATCAAGTGTTATACCTGTTTCTTCTTTAAAATTAAATCTAGCTGGTTTTAGTTGTTTAAGTCTTGTTGTAGCATCCCAACTATAATTTACATTTTCTTTTAATCTATAATCCGAAGTTGTATCGTAGGTTACATTAGTAAATCCTATACTGACTTTGCCAACTTCTGTATCATCACTTCTTCTAAATGAAATTCCAGTTCCAGCAAATCCACTTAATCCTCTACCATGTCTAACTCTCATTCCATCTGTAGCACCACTAGAATTTTTATGTACTAAGAATATAGGGTCAGCACCATCATCTCTTACTTCTAAAACTCCAACCGCACTTGTTTCATTATCTGTACCTACTATTGTTTTACCATCATTTTCAATTCTTATAGCACTTATGCCACTGGCGCCATTACTTCTACTTACAGTTAAAACCATTGAAGCCCTTGTGCTTGTGTCTGGACCTCTTGCAGTTATAGCACCAACAGACCCTGATTCCATCGACATTGAAGTGCTGTTTGCGTCATTAGCAAAAGCAGCACCACTCGCTCTTATATCTCCATTAGCAACAGTCAAACCTGCGTTTGTTGTTGTTGTGCCTATTGAAGTACGACCAACACTACTAATACGCATCCTTTCTGTATCGTTTGTATTAAATATTATTGGATACGCTTGTCTATTAGTTACATTGAATTGATTGTTAACGATACCTTGTATTCTTGCAAATACACCAGCAGATGCTTCAGAAAAATCAATCAAACCACCTGTACTATCTCTTAAATCTAAAGTTACATAACCAGAAAAATTAGTTGCGTTAGCACCACCACCAAAAGAAAAGTTGCCGTTGTTATCAATACGCATCCATTCTTCATCAGGTGTAATAGTTGTGTTATCACCAGTGCTACGACCAAATAAAATATTACCTACAGCAGCAGAAGATGTGCCCGTTCCAGCACAAAGATTTAGATTACCACCAGTATTTCCACTTCCTTTTCCAGCACCTGCTCTTATTTGTAAAGAACCACCATCAGCATCTGATGAGTTAAAATTTAAACCAAGAATAGTATTTGTCCCTGCATCAAATGATAAAGCTGTACCAGGACTGGTCGTTGCAATACCAACCTTATTATTAAATATAGCAGTTCCTGCATCTGACATATCTAACTGCAAAGCAGTTATTGCAGAACCACCATCATTACCTCTTATAAGCACATCTTTATCTTGAACTATAGACCTAAATACAAAATCGCTACTATTATTAATAATACTACCAATATGAGTACCGCCATCTTTAAAAACTACCTCTGCACCATCTGCATCAAGAATAATTGTGCCTGAGGAATCAACGGTTATGTCTGTTCCATCATTAGTTATAGTGTCTAAAGCTATAGAACCAACATTCGTAATATCAGCATCATTAAATGATGTAGCTCCAAAAGTATTAGATGCTGCTGTAGAAGTAATACCTGCTGCCGCAGTAATGCCACCACCATCAGCAATCGTTATAGCATTATCCCCATCAGTAAAGCCAATATTAGCTGTTTGTACTTCACCACTAACTAATAAATCTCCACCTACTGACGCATCATCTGTAACTGTTAAATCATCTTCCACTTTAAGATCTACTACATTAAGACTAGCAAAAGCGTCTACTATTGCAGCACCAGAACCAGCTCCATCTGAATAAACTGCTTTTACATCTCCTGGTGGTATGGTTACATTAGCACCACTACCTTGCGAAATAATTATGTTTTGTGAACCGCTAGTACCGTTTTCTATAAACCAAAGTTTTGATACGGTGTTAGGACCTAGTGTAATAGTACAAGCACTATCAAGTGTACCTGTATATTTTAGGTAAATTGATCTACCAGGATCTGTTGATCCGTCTGCTATAGTAGTTGTATGAGTGTCGGCATTAGTGGTAATCGCCTCTGTACCAAAGCTAAATGCCTCTGCAATAAGCTCTAAATTAGTATTCGTAGAAGTTCCCCAGGTACCTGACTCGTCACCTGTAGCTATCTCTTTTAATCTTAAATCATTTACATAAGTTGCCATATTTTTTTCCTATTTTAAGCTACTTCTTCCCAATTGGGAGTTTGTGTAGAATTTATATTAGCATAATTTGGTGTTTGTGTATCATCTACAAGTCCCCAAACTAATACATTTGTTACAAAACCCGTTGCTGACAGGCCTGTAACACTTACATTTGCCTTAGATATTGTCGTTACAGAACCAAGACTACTAGTTGCAGACACACCATTAATATTAAATTTAGCATTGTGATGTACTGTTACAGAACCCACAGCAGAAGTCCCTGCAAGACCTGAAATAACTACATTTGCTTCTCCGTCAACATCTACACTAACGCTACCAAGCGTGGCCACCGCACTAGAAGCATTTGCTACAGCATCCGCATTAACACCTACACCTCCGATTGCAGATGTTCCTACTTGTGAACTAGGCGTTACATTTGCTTTGGCTACTACTGATATTGTGCCTAAAGCACTTGTTGCAAGTTGAGATGAAAGTGTTTGATTTGCTTTTCCTACAACTGATGGTGTGCCAAGAGCACTTGTAACTGTTTGTCCTGTAGGAATTACATTAGCTTCTGCATCAGTAGATATGGTCCCTAAAGCAGAAGTAGAAGCAACGCCAGATACATTAACACTTACTGAAATTGAGGCAGGCTGACCCCAAGGACCAGTTCCCCACGTGGAACGTCCCCAGCCGACAGACATATATTAAGCTATTCTTATAATAGCTGTACTGGCTGCTGCTGCTGGAAAAACTATTGTAAAATCACCTGCGGTTGATGTTTTATCACCACCAAAGTCGATTGTAGCTACAGATTTATTACTATCTGTGGAGTTGTAAATCATACATCCTCTAGCAGTAATAGTAGCAGTACCAAAAGTTAAATCAGCAAAATCAGTAAAACCTGTTGTGCCACTTGAAGTAGGGTCAACTCTTGTTAAATTACTACCACCAGATGAATAATTAGTACCACTTGCTTGTCCTGTTGTAGTAAAAGCAGTAGTGGTAGCACCAAGGGTAGCTGAGCTTGTGTATAGAGCTAATTTAAAAGTATCTCCGCCTGAGTTTTTAAAGTTATGCACCGCTTCAAGAAGTTCTTTCTTAAAACTTGTGGTTAATGTTGATGTAATAGCCATATTAAATCCTTTTAATTATATCTGCTAACTCCGTATCTCCAGACTTTACGAAGTCTTGTATCAAAGTAGCTTTATAGGATTTTAACGCATTTTTAATATAAATCAAACAAACCTTATATATCATATCTTTATAAGCTTTAGCTTGTTCTTTTATGTGTGGGTCTTGGCTATTACTGTCACTAACTATTTTTTCTGTTAATCTTTCAGCCCAAAACTCTGGAGGATGTCCACCAAAATTGCTAGTTTTAGCCTCTATAATGCCTAATCCTGGCATACCTGCTGGTGTTATTTTGTCTACCATTTATTTGGTTCTGGTGGTTTTAAATGTGAATCATGCCTATCTATTAGTACAGGTTCTTGCTTCTTTTTAACAATATCTAAAGTATCTATTCTTTCTAGTTTTATACCATCTTCGTTAACCAAAATAATATAAGGATTTTTTAACCTATGGTATCCATATAATTTTTGCTCTGCTGGTACATCTGTATCTAATAAACCTGAACTATGTGCAACTTCTACCTGCATACCTGCTGATATACATTTGCTCAGCCAAAACTCTACACAACCTCTACCTGCTTCTGCAAAATGTAAATTACCCTTATAACTAAAATCTATACCAAACATTTTAAGATTTGCTACTTCATTCCAATAAGCAAATGCTACTGCGTAGGCTACTGTATTGTTAAGATAATGACAGTTTGAGTATTGGACTACTTCCTCTAATGGATACTCAACAAGACCAGGACATCTATCATCTAATTCACAAGTGTATATGGGTCCTTCATGTTCTTGTAACATCTCAGCCATACTTTTTGTTTGACCACCTGCATCTTCAGTGTCTAAAAACCTAGATGCTGGGTCCATCATAAAAACCCTGTCGTGATAAATAACGGATGCTACGCCATTTATGGCCCAAACCTCGTCAAAGTGTACTCCATGAGATTTTGCTAAATTATAGTCAAACCAACTTTTACCCATGCCGACAATTGCAATTGATTTGCCTTTAAGACTTTCTTGTTGTTCCATTTATTTTAAGATACCGTTGTCCTCAAAGAATCATAACGGTATTCATCTCTCCTTCCGCGAGCTTCTGCAAGGTTTTTAAGCCTTGTAATTTCTAGTAAAAAACGTTGCTCGTACTGCTGTTGCATATCGCTTTCACCTTTTAAAAATATATTTGCTTCAACTAAAGACCCATATAACAAAGCATTTCTAGCATTATTAGAAATCCAGGTGCCTGTTGTATCTGTAACTAAAGAGTTAGGTTTAAATAAATAATGTAATTCAACATTATAATCAGCGTCAGGAACAGGACTAACGATTAATGTAGAGCCATTGTTAGATGCTGTAGAAAGCTCTTTATCAAAATCTGCATAATAAAGAGGTTGTCCTCTTTCTGTAGTATCCGTTGGGTCTACAGAAAATTCACGCATAAAAGTGGTATGTTTTTTATCTAAATACTTATAATCACCATTTGAATCTATGATTGCTAAAGAAAAACTCATTTGATAATCAGTAGGTGCTGTTAAATATGTATTACCAGTAGTTAAATTTCCTGTAACATTTTTTCTAAAGAAATCAAACTGAACCAGTTCAAATATTCTTTCTTCAGCATTTTTAATAAAATCATCTAGGGTGTTTACGAAAGTTGTTTCAGTATTTTCTACGTAATTTTGTATTAATGTTTTAAGTTCTGATAATGTCATGTAACTATTGTAACCTCGCCAACATTGCCTGTCATCTCACTTACTGTAAAGTTTGTAGGTAGAGTAGATGAATTTAAATAATCAGGTCTAAAAATATTAGATTGCACTACTACCACAAACCCCTCTCCCTCTTCATGGTCATTATTAGGTCGTGGTTTATATAAAGCTTCGGGGTCTGCTGTAGCAGTTAATGGTTCTAGTTGAGGATGTTTTGGCTCATAACAATTAGGACAAACTTTTGCACCATTCCATTCTTCACGTAATTCACTTAGTTTATATTCAAACGAACATCTATCACATAAACCTCTAGCAAATTTACCAAGTGCATATGCCATTAATTCATCCTAATATCAGGTCTTACTCTAAATGAAGCTCTATCTTCATCTTGGTCCGCAGCTCTTCTAAACTCTTCTTCGTACAAAGCTTTTAGTTGTGGTGTAAGTTGTGGATTCTTTTTTTGTGATAAGTAATAAGCTAAACCAGCCACAAAACATGGATAAAACCTAAATGGCATATCCATAGTGTTTGTGCCTTTGTCTGCATCGTCCATTCTTACAAGTTTATTAAACACTAATACATCTGTACTATTTTCTGGTGCAGGCCATATTTTTAGTGATGGCGTAGATAGCTTGTCAAAAAAGAATTGTGAAGGCCTTGCTTTAGTTGTTTTGTTGGGTATGTTTAAATATTCAGACCTACTGATTCTATTCATGCTTATATCTGTTTGTGTTTGGTTTACAGTTCTTCTAACAACAACATCTAGTATATCTATAACGTTAGAATTTAATGAATAATCAGTCGTGCCCTCAGTTACAGTTTGTGTGGCTTGTTCAATAGTCCACTGATTTAGACCTCTGTTTGCCCACTCTGCAAGCATTAAATTAACACTTCTAATTGCAGTTTTTAAGTCATAACCTGTTCTTAATTCTGCCCCGCACCTTTCGTAAGCCTCCTCAATAAATTCTGTTACGTTTGGTTCAAAGTTTGTACTACCAGATAATGCCATCATTTATTCCTATCATCTTGATTATATAGATTATCAAATGTTACGTTAGAATCCATATAACTATCATGTTTTTCTGCAGAATGAATCCATTGGCTTGGAGAAAAATCTGGTGGACCCTCTCCTACACGCCATAATGCTGGATTAGTTGCTCTAACTCTATTATTTGGTAAAGCAACAAAATTACCAGTGTATTCACCAGCGTCAGTTAAGTATAGCACATGACTTTGTTTATGTTGTGCAGAATCATCGGCAATACTATTTTCAGTATAATCCACAGTAAACATATAGGTTCCTGTATAAAATTCACCTCCTATCTTACATATCCATGGAGAAGAGCTTACTCTATCTAAGACTATTACAGAATGATGATGACTTAGACAATCCCATGGTTGTGCTAAATGGTCTTCCATAGGTGTAGGCCATTCTTCTAAAGGATTATCAGCTATAAGCGCCTGTATTGGCATTCTTGCCCACATGGCACCTCCATGTATATTTTCATCAGGATAATCCTCTAAATCAGTCTCACAGCCTGTAAATACAACTTGAAATGATAATGACCTATC